TACTAAGTGTAATACTCGTAGGTAGACCAATTAATTTTAAAAAGTCGCAGAAAGTAAATGTTATCCAGTCTATTAATGAACCAAGTCCAATAGCCTTAAAGAATTTCTGTACTAATTGCATCCATTCTTGTATAAGATATTTAGGCCATTCTTCGCCGAAGTTCTTTAGTCTTCGTTTAAATCTATCCATCTTTCTTTCCATACTCTCTACAAAGTCATTAGGTTCACCCCCTAATAAGTCCATAAGAGTATATCCTACAATAGATATAGATTCTAGTTGTGCTATTGCTTGTTTTCGTAATTCTTCTTTTAAATCATCAGGTGCAGACTTTATTTGTTCCTCAATTGAGGCTATTTTTTCTTCTATTATACTCTCTACATCCAAATTTGTCAACCCTGGGAGAGCAGGTAATCCTAATGCTTTCCATATTTCATCAAACTTGTCTATCAATCCGCCGAATGCGCCATGTAAAATACCTAATGCTCCTTTATTTAATTGAGTCATTACATATTCCCAAATAGCCTCTGCCTTCATATCTGCGGATTCTAACCCATAAGTACCATCGAATGACTTATAAATATCAGGTAACATAGGGTAGAATGTTTCTACTTCATCCACAAATTGTTGTTTAATGGTATCTTTATAAGTAGGATCAGAAAATAACTGCACTACATCTACATTAATACCAAAAGGCGGTACTGGTATTGAAAAAGATATTGGCAATACAGTATCAATAATCTCCATAAATTTGGCCTGAATAAAAAGATGATATTCTTCTATCATCGCATTAATTCTTTTTTCCCATTCTACTTCTGGAATATCCAATGAACCAAATACTGGTTCAGAAATTGATATAGGAAAATTACCTAAGAGTGATTCAATATCGTCTAAAATATCTCGTATCTTCTGCGCTTCGTCTGGTAACCCTTGTATTTCAAGTGTTGCTATAGAATTAGCAATCTGATTAAATATATTAGTGAGATCGGCTGGTTTGGGTAGTAAAGAACCTTCACATGGTATTGTTATAGTAACAGCTGTCATTATGCATTCAATTTAATATTAGGTGCGAAGACACTAATGGTGCCATCAGCATTAAAAGTAATTCTTGAGCCAGATTTGTGTTTCATGTTTATTCTTTCTTCACCATCACTATTATCAATTTCGATTAAGTGGCCTGATTTGGATTTATAAACTTTATTATCAATCGACGCCTCATCTGGTAAATCTTTAGTTCCATCTGTTTGTGTTGCAATAGAACCGATAACCATTGGGTCTTGAGCACTCGGCCCATCTCTAAAGAAACCAACAACCCACGACCCTTCTTCTAAGTGATGATTACCGCCGTTACCTTTTATCGAGGCATTGGTAACTGGCATGACCACTGTTGCCCATGGTAGGTCAGCCGTTGGAACATTATCATAAAAACCAAGACAGTGAACCTTCACTCTATTTAAATTATCAGTGTCATCAATATCTTTTACAATACCAGTGAACCACTCAAACTGTCCGCCTATAAATTCATCTGACTTCATGTAGATACTACCTCTGTTCCCTTTTTAGGTTCTTTATCTAGTTTTAATATATCTTCCATTTTAGATACAAAAGAATTAGTTTTTATTTCTAACTGTTGTGTATACTCATTACCAAATTTATGTATGATAGATGATATTAAATATTTACCTGATTGCATTTTATCTAAGTGTGCTTGATTATCCGATGGGTTAGTTTTATTAACTTTAAGATCCAATAAACCACCACACTCTAATTTAAAATTACCGGCAATAACAATATCATGTGCTAAAGTATCTTCGGTTGACAAATATGATTGTCCGACTGAAATATTTTCCTCGACTGGAGCATGATAATTAAATGAACTACTTCCATAAGCCATAGAGTTACTGGATATAAAATAATTCTTGCCAGTTTTTATATTATTAATTTCCTTACCACCATACTGGTCATTATTCGCTCTTACCGGATATGGAGCATGTGTATTTAAAGTACTAAACTTTTTCACATCATATTTAAATTCTTTTGCTTTAGGTTTATAAACCTTGGTGGATATATCAATAGAACTAGTAGTAGAGGCAAAAGCACCTTCACTAATAGAAATATACTTTGATAAATTAAAGTCTGAAGATATTTTTCTAACTCTTCTTGACGCAAGAGCAAAATATTCTGGACTCCCTATTTCTTCATCTAAAACGGGGGTGTGATTATAAGTAGGAATATCTTTCTCTGCAGCAAAGTCCTCATATGATTTATATTTAACCCCACCTGCTAAAGTTTCAAAGAAATATAATGGAGCACCAGCCGAAGTATACGCGTTACTATTTAACCATTTAATAGCCGCTATTGGCCTTAACTTAGGTATGATACATTTAATATTTTTATGTGTACTTTCTTGTATGTCAAGCTCATCCGCTTTTATTCGTAGATTAGAAATACAGATGTCCTTAATAATTTTTCCAATAGTACCTTGTTTAGATTCATTTAATGTAAGAGTATTATTAATATAGGCATGTTTTGAAACACATCGCATAGTATAGGTTGCTGTACCCGGAATAGTTCTACTAAAATCTAATATCTCTGAAATATAGAATGTATGTTTATGTTTTTCATCATCTTTAGTGTCTAATTCTTTTCTTTTAATTAAAAGGTCAATCTTTTCATCACCATTAAGTTTTAATTCTTCTAATAGATTAACCGCATCTATAATCATTAAATCGGCATCAATTGATGCCATGTAAATACTTTCTGTGATGGTAATTTCACTAATTAATTGTTTAATATCTATTACAGTACCATTAGTTGCTGTAAGTTCACACTTAGCAAGAATATATGATCCCGGTGATACCGATTGAGTGCCGGCTAATCTTGTTGTATTTCTACTCATTTATAAGTTCTTCAAATCTGTCTACAAAGGAATCAATAAATGCTGGATCAATAACTCTCAGCTTTGCTCTTTGATCATTAGAGTCTTCTAAGTGTTGTCTATTAGTAATAAAAGCTAGATCACTTTCTGCAGTTCCACCCTTGATGTGTACACCATTATCACTTACTCTCTGGTCTGCATCGTTCTCAAGGTAGTAGTAGTAGGGTGCATCTATATATTTGTATACTCTATGGGTATTAACCGAATCTTCACTTGTACCACCAGTAACAACTTCTGTTGTATTAGGGGTAGCATCTGGATCTCCAATAAAAGAACCCGTTACATTCTGAACAATTAATTGATTTAAGTCTATATTTTTTTTAGTAAGAGTTCCTGTTGCATTGTTTCCCGAACCAGTAAGTGTTTCTCCTAATATAAATCTACCGGATAAAGAATTTTCATGGTCGGTAACAAGTAAGTCAGAGTTTCTTCTAATAATAGGTCTTGTTGTAATTGCATATCCATCATATTCCGTAGACATATAACTTTGTAAATCTTCTTGGGACATAGGCCAAGAAGCAAGGCCGTCATGTAAATATTCGTTTACAATAAAAAATGTCCAATAGTAATCGGGTGTTCCATATAATCTTTGGGAAACAATGTCAGGCCTTTCTCCATTTTTTATTTCATAGAATTTATATGTGGTTACCTCATCAATAAATTCTTGTAGAGGTCTAACCGATCTATAGATATTAACAATATTTTGTAAAACACCTGTATTATTAAGGTCGTATCCTACCTTTGGGAATAATTTAAAGAATGACATTATTCAGCCCCCTCTGCTTCTGATTCTTCCTCTGCTTCTGCACTAACTGGAGCATATAAATCACTTCTAGTAAGAGCCTTTGTTTCTTGGAAGGTAAGTGCTATATCAACTTCAACCGGCTGGCCCTTTGTATGAAATGCGTTACCCGTTGAGTTATATGTAGTATTAAGTGATACTAAATAACATTCGTTAATAAATGGCATGTATTTATTTATTTTACTACCATTATAAAACTGAATAATAAATCTATTTGGATATTTTAAAGTAAATGCTCCACTCTTTTCTGGATACATATTCTCTCTAAAATACTTTTCAATTTCTAATGCAGTGTCTGCTTCTTTTTCACTCTCAGAAATAAGTTTAAAGGTAAATCCGAACGACCTAATATTACTATTATTAAATTGCGTTTCAGTATAAGAGTTGGAGGCAAGTCCCTCACGTAATGCAGCCATACCCCCAAGAGCAGCACTCTGTGATCCAGCATTAACGAATGAACCTACTAGGGAACCAATAGTAGTTCCTTGGCCTTTAATATCTGCTTCGGTGATTGTTGATAGGTCACCACGTGTAGATTCAAGTCCCCCTAGTACACCCAGATCCATAGTACCATAGTTAGCTGCATCTGGCATAGAGAAGCCTTGAGGTACAAAAAGATGCACTGAAGAACCAATATCATCACCATCTTTTGCTTTAAATCTTACAAAGGGCGCACCACCATCGACTTCTGTCCTTAGCCTTGCTGGAAATACTATTCTCTTTTCTTCTTCTTTCTCTTTCTCTTTCTTTTCTTCTTCTTCAGCCATATATATTACCCTTATAAATAATAATTTACTATAAAGGTATTTATAATGGCTTACAAAGGGAAATATACAATTAAAGACAAACGAAAGTACATGGGTGATGCCAGTAAGGTCGTTTATCGTTCTCTATGGGAGAGACAAGCATTTAAGTGGTGTGAATCTAATCCTAAAGTTAAGAAGTGGAATAGCGAAGAGATTGTTGTCCCATATAAGTGTAAAACAGACAATAAACTTCATAGGTATTATGTAGACTTGTTAATCGAACTTGATAACAGAGATGTTCTCTTAATTGAAATTAAACCGAAGAGCCAAACTAAACCACCCAAAAAAGGTACTCGAAAAACTAAAAAATATATTAATGAGGTTACTGCTTACATTAAGAATACATCCAAATGGGAAGCGGCACAACAATATGCTGACCATAAGGGATGGAAATTTCAAGTGTGGACAGAGGATACTTTAACTAATCTTGGTATCAAACTAATAAAGGGATAGTATAAATAGTAGTATGTCTATATTCGATAAAATAAGTGCAGCCGCATTCCGAGCAGGAATCAGATCTAGGACACCAGAGTCCGAAGAATGGTTCGCTAATAAAGTAAAAGAACTTGCTGGTGCTGTGCCTTCTAGGACTAAAATCCTTAAGGATGATGCATTAGAGAAGCAAAGTAAAATTCGTGTGGGTGATATGATAATGTATTTCTATGACCCTAAGACAAAAGAAACACTACCATATTATGACAAATTTCCATTAACTATTATTGTAGGGCCTGCACCAGGCGGATTCTATGGATTAAATCTCCATTATGTGAACCCTGTTGCACGAGCAAGATTATTAAATGAATTATTTAAACTTGCGCCTAAAGATTTAAAACCCGATACTCGTTTAGCAAGATTAACGTATGACTTGCTACAGGGTGTTAGAAAGTATAAAGAGTTCGAGCCATGCTTTAAAAGATATTTAATGCCTCATGTTAAGTCACAGATGTCACGTGTGCCTATGACCGACTGGGAGACAGCAATCTATCTACCAATACAACAATTTAAGAAGAAGAGCTCGAGATCAGTCTGGGCAGATTCAAGAAAAGTATACCAAGGCGGGAAATAA